AGTCGCTAGAAGTTGGTGAGTGGCTAAAAGTTGGTGAGCGGCTAGAAGTTGGTGAGTCGCTAAAAGTTGGTAAGTCGCTAGAAGTTGGTAAGTCGCTAGAAGTTGGTAAGTGGCTAAAAGTTGGTAAGTGGCTAGAAGTTGGTGAGTGGCTAAAAGTTGGTGAGCGGCTAGAAGTTGGTGAGTCGCTAGAAGTTGGTAAGTGGCTAAAAGTTGGTAAGTCGCTAGAAGTTGGTGAGTGGCTAAAAGTTGGTGAGCGGCTAGAAGTTGGTGAGTCGCTAAAAGTTGGTAAGTCGCTAGAAGTTGGTAAGTCGCTAGAAGTTGGTAAGTGGCTAAAAGTTGGTAAGTCGCTAGAAGTTGGTGAGTGGCTAAAAGTTGGTGAGCGGCTAGAAGTTGGTGAGTCGCTAAAAGTTGGTAAGTCGCTAGAAGTTGGTAAGTCGCTAGAAGTTGGTAAGTGGCTAAAAGTTGGTAAGTGGCTAGAAGTTGGTAAGTCGCTAGAAGTTGGTAAGTGGCTAGAAGTTGGTGAGTCGCTAGAAGTTGGTAAGTCGCTAGAAGTTGGTGAGTGGCTAGAAGTTGGTAAGTGGCTAAAAGTTGGTAAGTCGCTAGAAGTTGGTAAGTGGCTTTCTTCTTATGGAATAAAATCTTTAATGAGTATAAATATAACTTGTTTTACTTATTTATGTCAAATATGGGGAGGTTATATAAAATTAGGTTGTCAGCTTCACACAAAAGAAGAATGGGCTAACTTTACAGATGAACAAATAGAAAAAATGGAAGGTCAAAAAGCTTTAAACTTTTGGCATAAATACAAAGATTTTATCTTAGCTTGTCCGAATGAAAAGTATATTGAGCCTAACAATGAACAATAAATATATGTTTGGATTATTATTTGGTTTTGGATTTTGGACTGCTTATAATTTTATAAACCTTGCTAATTCATTTTTTAGAATATTAATAACTGGGTAGTAACAATATAGCCACTTTAATTAGTGGCTTTATTTTGTTTCTCATTTTCAGCTAATAAAAGCTTAGTTTCATTCAACCTAACACATACCACCTCTTGACTCCAACCTGTACCAGTTGAGTCTCCACGATAAGTTATAGTTAAAACTTTGTAAGTACCGTTTAAATTTTCAGCATAAATAGACTCTAGTTTAACTTGCCCACCTATTTTTATTGATGGATTTAAAAGAGTGTTAAAAGTTACTTCATATTTCTTTTTAACTGGTGTCAATAATAATCCAGTTGAAGCATTTACAAGTGGTACTAAATCGCTAATCACTTCATTTTGTTTGATAATATATAATTTACCTTCGTCTATGAAATATGTTTCATCATCTTTTAAATTGTTCTCGACTAGCTTTAAACTATTTCCAACTAGAACTTTAGCTCTATTTAATACTGGTCTATCAGATATTTTAGCCCTCGTTGTGTTGGGCATATCTTTTAAAATTACATTTATAGCATCACCTTTTTTTACTGTTTGTGATGTATAACTTCCTTGCGCATCGACTAATCCATCCATAGCTACAATGGTAGTAACAATATCAGATCCACTTTTTTCGCTAAATGACTCTAAAATAAAACCTTGAAATATTTTCTCTATTTTGTTATAACCACACTTTAACAAAAAAGGCATTTTAGTATTTATGTCTGTATCTTCTTTTATAAGCTTTTTTCTTTTATCTTTAGATAGATTATAAATTCTAACCCTACAACTATTTAAGCCCCCATCAACGCTCTTTACACAGTCGAATTGTATTCTAATTGGTGGTTTAATTGCTATTGCTTCACCCGTATTTAATGTTACTATGAGTTCGTAATCTCTTCCAAATCGTTGGCTATTCAACTTCATATCCTCTCAAAGCTGTAATTTCATTTCTTTCAAGTAGCAACAAATCAAAAGTTTCACTTGTAAAGCTATCAACACTAAATGCGTCTAATTCTAAACCTTTATCATCTACAATTAATTCAAACGGAAAATTCATTCCACTACACAATAATATCCCACTTACTGCTCTAATCCCGTTGATTGTTTTGCCTTTAAAGCTTATATTCATAAACCAACAAGTCTCAATAAACTTTAATTCTAAAGTGATAAAATCATCTTCAAAAGGGATTAAATTACTTTGATGTATGTCTTCTGTTAATAATAGTTTTTTCATTGAAATATCCTACCTAATAATGATTTTTGTTCTACTTCTGTTTTCTTTTCTTCTTTAGTATCAACTACTCCATTTTCTTTTTTAGTAGACACTTTATTTTTTACTTGTGCAAGTGGTTTTGAAGTTGGTTTTTCAAAATAAATATCACCTTTTACAAATGCAATTTCCGCAAATCTAATCTCTTTAGCAGTTAAAGAATATTTAAGTTTTTGATTAGTTTCATTATTCTTTGAAATACTCAAAGAAGTAATTAACATATTCTCATAATTTCTAAAAGGCATTTCAATAGTAATTAATTTTTTATTTAAATAAATCGATTCTATATAATCGAAGAAATCATCTTGTGCAGTTCTTACACTTGATTTAATTTTATTTCTATTGTTAAATCTATCATAAATATCTTTGCCTTTTTCAACTAGCTTTACAGCACTTGAAATCTTATCAACTACTTTTTGGATTCGCTCTTGTTGTTGCTTTGTGAATACTGTGTTTATAACTTTAAATTGTACTTTTTCTCTTAATGTTTCTAAAACAAAATCATCAAATACGGGTTTAATATGTATATCCGCAACCTCTCCACTAATCGAAATAGTTATGGGGTCGTTTATAATATTATCATTTATGACACTTCCATCTTCTACATAATTATCAGGTGCAACCATAGTAAAGTTGATATTAGACTCAAACCTAACATCAAGATTAAAACCACCAATACCAACAGTTTGTTTTTCATCTTTCTTTTTATATAAATAGCCTTTTACAATATCATCAATCATTAATAGCCACCTTTATTCATAGTTGAATTAGTATCTTTCATTTGTTGTTCAAGTACATTTTTGACACTATTTCCCGCCGTCATAGGGTCGTTAGTTTTAACTTCTATTTTAATATCATTGCTTACATTATTAGCTAAAGTTCTACTCATTATTGTTTGCGGTACGGCATTTTGACTTATTGCGGTTGTGCTAATTGGATTATTTTCAGCAAAAGGATTTAAACTTGAAAAATTAAAGTTTTTAACCGAATCTATTGTACTGTTTACCATATCCATAAGCGGTTGAAAATATGAAATGATATTGTCAATAAAACCTTTTATATCGTTCATTACTCCATCAAAAGTAGCCTTAACACTATTTGCAATCTCATCAAAATAACCCATTGCTTTTTCTTTTAATTCGTTAAATTTTTTAATTAAAAAACTATTCTTGTGAGTTAAATCATCATATAACAAAACAACAGCTGTTATTCCTGCAATAATATAAGTAAATGGATTAAATAACATAGCTCCTATCATCGCTTTTTTAAGCCATAAAAATCTAGCACCTAAAGCCAATAAGATATTATTAAAACCTACTATGTCATCAATAGTTTTAAAAGTAGCAATCCCAAAATCTTTTATCCAGTTTATAATTCCTGATATTGTTCCGCTTTCAAATAAAGTTACAAATTTATCAGCCATATTTCTTAACGCTGGGGTTAGTGCTATTTGTAGTTTAGTTGCTAAAGCAGTAAAAGCAAATCCGAGAGTATCCATTGAGTCTTTATATTGTGCTACCTTTTCCCGTTCTTCATCAGTTGTTATGCCTAATGCTCTTGCTTGTAATCTCAATTTATTAATTGATTCGTCACTAGATTCTAACATTTGAAGCATACTTCTATCAATTCCTAATTTGCTTAAGATAGATATTTTCTCTGTTTTTTCTAAGCCTTTTAATTTTTGTCTAAGTTCTTCCATTACAACATCAGCACTCTTAACTTTACCCATTGAGTCTTTTACACTAATTCCAAGTTTCTCAAATATAGCTTTTGCTCTACCTACATCGTTAGCAGTATCCCCTATTGCTTGAGATAATCCACCGATTGAACTCTCATACGCTTGTGCAGAACTTCCACTTAAAGTTGCTACATATCCCCACTCTTGAAGTGCTTGAATTGATACCCCTAAAGTTTCCGCTAAATCTGATTGTTGGTCTATTGCATCAACTAAAGATAGATTAAATCCATTTAAAGCTACAGCACCTACACCAAGCCCAGCTCCTAGTTTGGTAATAGCACTAATTCCGCTATCTAAGCCTTTGTTTAATTGATTAAGAGGATTTAATGAGCCTATAAAACTGAATTTCGTCACCAACTCGGTTGTTGCCATAGGTACTCCTTTTTTTATTTTTATTATATCTAAAATAGGTTAGGGGGTTAAAAATTTAAGTAGGGGGTTAAGCTTAGGGGGTTAATCCTAAGCTTAGGGGGCTAGACTATACCAAACGCCTAGCGAAACACTCAATAATGTACTCTACTGTTGCATTTCCATCTTGATTGTTTTTAGTATAAGTTGGTTTAGTAGTAATTGACCCTGATAATATCTCATAAGATTCTACCGACTCGCCACCATCTTTAATATAAACTTCTTTTAAAGAACCGTCAAAAATTACTGGAGCTTCAGCGTTAATTTGTTCATTTAACCAGATGTCATTTTCTGAATATCTTTGAACTCTTACAGTTAAAGTCGCTACATCGCAGTCACTTCTTTGAGTGATATTTACAGACCTATTTGCACCATATACTCTTGATGTTAAAGGATTAACAAAAGCTAATTCAATAACATCACCGTTAATAAAATCTTTTATTAACTCACCGTTAAGCACTAAAGTAGTGCTATTTGTTAAAAATCTTGATACTGACATATTCTTACTCCTCTATACTTAATGTAATATCTACTGAATGAATTGCACCAGCTAGTTTTAAAGCTACTTGTATCGCAGGACTTTTTCTTGCAACTCTATCTGACTGCACTTGTTCACTAAGTGGTTGAGCATAAATGAAATATCCGTTAGTTGCAATGCTTCTTCTAAACAACAAAGGGTCTCCAAAATCATCAGGACTGTTCCATTGTCCACTTCCAATAACATTTGCCTTTCTAAATAAAATCAAAGTTTTTTCAATTGTGTCAACAATTTTATTAACATCTCTTTTAATTTGTGCAAGTTTAGTTCCAGTTGTTCCAAGTAAGTTAAATACATCTGTTTGAATATAGTTTTTAATTGCAATAATGTTATAAACATTATCTGCCCAACCATTCGCACCACTTGTTAATAATTTAGGTAAATCTCCAAAGTTAGTATATAAATCTAAACCTACCTTTTTAGCTTTGTTAATTTCATCTTGCGAATAATCTTCAGATGTAATTCCTTTTAACTCTTTTAAGTTTAAAGTAATTGCACTATTTTCATTATTGAAGTTTACAGTATGAAGTCTAGTCATTTCAGCAGTAGCAACTTTTCTATCTGCATCTTTTCTATAAATCATTCTGTAGTTTTCAAGTCCTGATAATTTAATATCCCAAACCACATTAGATACATCTTTTTCTAAATTTGAAGCACTATCGAACACATCATAAGATAGAATGTCGTTAGCTTGAGAGAATACTGCTAAAGCTTTTGACTCAATATCAGTTGGATTATCTAAGAATACAAAACCTTTGAATGGATCTTCTTTTAAAGCTTCAGTAACTGAATCAACTTTACTTTCAGCTGTTAAAGTTCCACTTGCCATACCATCAAACGCAATAGCACCCGTACCAATTGATAAACCTAAAATAACACCAATAAATGTACCAGTTGTGTTAGCACTTAATAAAGATACTTCACTTGATGCACCAGTTGTTGAACTTGTAATGATTATTCTTTGGTCGTTAATTGAAGCAGTTGCACCAGTAATTTCAGCATTGATAATATCAACAACATCTGACAACTCATCAATCGTTCTAAAATCTAATCCCGTGATTGTTTGTTCTACTCCATCAACTGTTACTTTAAATGAACCATCTGAAACAGATTGTAAAGTATCAACGATAACCGACTCACTTAATTGAATACCTTTTAAATATCCAGCCTTAGCACTTACAGTTTCAGTAGTAGCTCTCCAAAAAGCAACAACTAAATAACCACCGCTATTACAAGGGTTTTTTGTACCACTAAATAATACTGAAGCGTGTTGATAAACTGCGCTTGTTGTTCCAAAATCATCAGCTATGCTTGATAAATCAGTATAAGCTTTTGTTCTATTCGCACTTGATAAAGCTCCAAGTTGCGAAGTAAATAAAGCAACAATATTCATATTTGTTCTTGATAAACTTCTACCTTGAGGAATTACCGAAACATTAACAATATTCGAAATATTTGCCATATTTTTCCTTTATATATAAATTTTACTAATTATAACTAAAATAAAATCCTTAAAATTAATCATAATTTAATGTTTAGTTTGTTAAAATTATTTTAATAAATTAAGAGGAGTTGAGAAAATGAAAGTAATTTTATGGGAAGATTATTTAAAAACAATAAATAATAAAGAGTTTATTCCTAATGTTGTTTGCGAAATACAATCTATTAAAGAATTTCCAGATGGTATAATTAAAATAAATGGAAAACTTGCGGGATGTTGTAGTTTCGACACAAAGAAAGATTTTGTAACTATTGAATATATAAAACAGCCAATAGATGAAGATGAGATATTTCAAAGTGACGAAATAACTTGCCCTTATTGTGGAAACAAACTTTCTGATAGTTGGGAGTGTTCTGATGAAGATACCAATATATGTGATACTTGTGGAAGTGAATACGAATACACAAGAGTTGTTGAAGTTTCGTATACATCAGTAATTAAAAAAAGAAATACAAAAATCACAGAACTAACTACTATTTAAAAGTGTGACTCTATTCCTCAATCAAAGGAATAGACCACTCCACACTATCAATTCTAAGCGTATCAATATCAACATTAACAAAGTAATTAACACTAACTTCAACTTGATACCTATTTGTATAATCAGTACCTAATAAGTCTTTTAAATCAATCATACTATTAACATTCAACATTGATAGTTTATAATCTTTTAAATACCAATTAGCTTTTTCACTTCTTAATAAAGCTATGAATTTATTAGCATTATCATAGGCATTATCTCCGTAAAAATCTAAAGTAAATAATTGGTTAAAATAAGTTGTAAATGTTTGTATTTCATCTGTACTGTTGTAACTATCTGTTGCACTTATATTTCTTGCAGGAGTCAAGGAGTCAATCAAAATAATATCTTGAGTAAAATCCACATTTTCAAAATTTTCACGCCCTAGAATGATAATTAAATTTTCATCATTCATTAATGCTTTTGTAAAATCTGCTACTTGAATGTTTATCATAAAAAAACCTTTTTTATTTTTATTATAGCTAATAGATAAAGGCTAAATTAATATTTAATAATGTAAAATTGCATTGTTATTTATAGCTTCACATACTAGGTATGTAATCAGATGATAGAGAACTTGTTCGGTACTAAGAGCATAGTACCTGTGGTGCGGGCAAGACCTGAGCTGCCCTGTTTGGGTATGGCTATTGGATAAGAAGTAAAACAAGGCGTCGCTACACGCCTATCTACATCACTGTTAAAATCAGTAAGGCTATAAATAAAATTTAGGAAGATTGTTAGAGTGGCTTAATAAGATAGTTTGCTAAATTATTGAGGGTAAAACCTCCAAGGGTTCGAATCCCTTATCTTCCTCCATTTTTTATATTATCTGCTCCCCTATTGCTTTATAAAATCCATAATCCGAATTGTCTCTAATCGTAATTACTTTTAAATTTTTACCCTTATAAACCACTATATCATTAACCTTTAAAGCACTTGTGCTATGAATAGTAAAGTAAGATTTACTATTATCTAATCCATTTACTTTTAATGTTTCATCACTTGCAACTTGTACAGTAGCTTTGATTTGCGATTCTACAATCGTATTAACTGGCTTATAATTTACTAACGTTTGAGTTGTTTTTTTTAGCGTTACTGTTTGACTAAAATTGTTTACTACTTGACTAAGATTTGGTAACATTAACTTTCCTTTTCTACTATATAACTAATTGAGCCTATTAATTGCCCAGTGTCTATTAAAGGTTTGCTACTTCCTTTTCTTTTTACTGTTGCCCTACTATTAGGCTTCCAATCGTTATTTCTAAATGACTCTTTAATTGTATTTTGAGCCATTATTCCTATTCTATCTAATGCAACTTTTGCACTCATAGCATTTTCACTAACCAATTTATGATTGTTTTCAATTAGCTTAGTTATCTCTTTTATATTATTCTCAATAGGTACTCTTATAAAACTTCTACGAGGTGTGTTTTTTTCAGGTACTCCGAACTCGTGTATCATTCCAATTTGAAATACTGTAATACCCTCGCTATGATTTTGACTTCCATCTTTTGCAAGTATTCCAGCTTTTACAACTGAATCCTTGAATTGCTGTAAGTTTTTTTCATAAGCTACAAATAAAGAGTTATCATTTTTCATACTATTCTAGCTTGTCCCACTCTAACTATATTAAAGTAATACAGATATTTTTGCCCATATCCAGTTGAACCATAATAAGCGTTAATCTCATTTGTAGTTGTAGGCATTGAATAAGATACACTTACGCCGTCCACACTTTGACTCGATACAGTTGCACTCATAGCACTTAATCCGTTTGTTTCAATAACTAAATTATGAGCTACAAAATATAATACTGCTGTATCTTGAAACTTGCCATAATTAGCACCAATAGATAAATAAGCTTCATCAATTAATAGATTTATTTTACTATCCGATACACTTACAAACTCAGGAAATCTAATTTTAAAATCAGTTGATGTTATCAAAATTAATCCTTTTTATTTTTATTATATAACAAATTTTTAAGTTGAATTTATGAATAATTAAGCTAAAATTATTTTAATTTTTAAGAGGAGAAAATAGTGAGAGAGATTAAATTTAGAGTTTTTTATAAAGGCGATTTTACTTATTTTGATTTAAATTTATTAAATGAAGAAAGCAGAGCATTTTATATCAATGAGATAAAAGATAAGCATGTTATGCAATACACGGGATTAAAAGATAAAAATGGAGTCGAGATTTATGAGGGGGATTATATGCTAGATGGGCATAGCGGAAGATGGGCAGAAGTAAAATTTATAAAAGGTGCCTTTGTTGTTGAGTTTGATAATGAAATACAAGATTTGTATGATTGGACTTGTGAGTGTATCATAGGAAACATATACAAAAATCCTGAGCTATTAAACTAAGGTTAAAACTTTGAAACAACTAATAAACGATTATTATTTCTTATGTGGCTTACTAGATGATAATATCGAAATGTTAGCTAGTTTCATAAAGTTTAAAAATATTACAAAGCATAGACGGTCAAGTCTTATTATATTTTTTGAAAATCTAAGATTAAAGAATGTAGAAAAAGAGATTAATATAATGTTAGACTTTAAAATGAGTGAGTTTAGTGAGTATAAGGCTATTTATACTAGCGAACAATTAAGATTAAAAGCTAAATCCCAAACTATTTATCAGAGCAATATTTGGGATTTTTTATAGCTATTATTTATCTTCTAAAACTTCCATAATTTTTAAATGTTCTCTAATTTCTGCTTCATTAGTAAACTTAACATCTAAATCTTTACAAAGCTTTTTTAAGTCTTTTAGATTTAAAGTATCTATAATGTTTCTATCTTCATTATATAACTCAACTAAAGATTTTTCAGTTTCAGACTCAATAACTTCAATAATCCCGCATCTAATGGCATTATCAAGTATCTTTTTTTCTCTTTCAGATAATTTATCTAAAGTAAAAAATTCAGTATCTATCTTGTGCGAACCAATCTCAAACACATTTCCAATATTTTTTTTGTACATAATTTTCCTTTTTTGTTTTAATTATAGCATAGAATTTTATAAAGGTTTAAGCATATGTATATTAAAATTATTTGAATTAAAAGAGAAAGGAATGAGATGACTTATGAAGATTTTATAAAATCTAAAGAATTTAAAATTATAAATAAATCTGTTGAAGTTCAAAGAGAAGATTTAAACTCTAATTTATTTGAATATCAAAAAGATTTAGTTTATTTGGCACTTAAAAAAGGTAAGTTTGCACTATTTGCAATGACTGGAACTGGAAAAACTGCAATGCAAAGTGAATGGGCTAATCAAGTACACAAATATACTAATAAACCAGTATTGATTTTAGCACCTTTAAGTGTTGCAAATCAAACAGTAAATGAAGCTAAAGTTATACTTAATTTAGATATCAAATTATGTGAAAGTCAAGAAGATGCAGTTAATGGAGTTAATATTACTAACTATGAAAAATTACATAAATTTGACCCATCAGTATTTAGTGGAATTGTACTAGATGAAAGTAGCATTTTAAAATCGTTTACTGGAAAAGTTAGAAATCAAATAGTAGAAGGTTTTAATACTACTCAATATAAATTAGCGTGTAGTGCTACACCAGCTCCTAATGATTTTGTTGAACTAGGCAATCATGTAGAATTTTTAAATGTTTGTAGAAGTCCCGAAATGTTAAGTTTATTTTTTATAAATGATGTAATGGGTGATGAAGGCAAATGGAGATTAAAAAAGCACGCAGAAGATAAGTTTTGGGAATGGGTGGCAAAATGGAGTGCTGTATTTACAAAGCCAAGCGATTTAGGTTATAGTGAAGATGAAGATAAAAAATATTCGCTACCTAATAAATATACTTTTGAGCATATAGTTCCAAGTCCTGCAAGTGATGGAGCTTTATTTTCTGTTGATGCCACTGACTTAAATCAAAGGAGAGAAGCTAGAAGAAACAGCTTATTAGAACGATGTCAAATAGTTGCAGATTTAGTAAATAATAGTAACGATATTTGGTTAGTATGGTGTGACTTAAATGCAGAAAGTGAAACTTTAAAAAAGCTAATTAATAATAGCGTAGAAGTCAAAGGAGCTGATAAAGATGAGCATAAAATAAAAAGTGCTAATGAATTTTCAAAAGGAAATATAAAGTGCTTAATTGCTAAGCCTTCAATGTTTGGAATGGGATTAAATTTTCAAATTTGTAATAATATGGCATTTACTGGATTAAGTGATAGTTTTGAGCAAGTATTTCAAGCTGAAAGAAGATGCTATAGATTTGGGCAAAAACAAGATGTTAATGTTCATATTGTTACAAGTGAAGCTGAAGGTAATGTAAAGAAAAATCAAGCTAGAAAAGAAAAACAATTTTTACAAATGATAGATGAATGTGTTAAGCATACTAAACAAGTGACACTAAAAGAGTTAAAAGCTATAAATGTAGATAACGAAGATTATCAACCACAAATTAAAATGATATTACCAAAATTTATATAAGGATAAAAAGATGCAAGAAGTTAATGTTTTAAACCAAGTTATAGAAAATGAATATGCTTGTTATAATGGAGATAGTACTGATATTATGAAAGGTTTACCTTCTAATTGTATCGACTATATGATTTTTTCTCCACCATTTAGTGAACTTTATATTTACTCAAATAATAAAAGAGATTTATCAAATGTTTCAAGTGATAAAGAGTTCTTTGACCAATTTAGATTTATGGTCGATGAAATGTATCGAACATTAAAGCCTGGAAGACTTTTATCATTTCACATTATTAATTTACCTACTTCAAAATTTAAAGATGGTTTTACTGGATTAAAAGATTTTAGAGGAGATACAATTAGACTATTCCAAGAGAGTGGATTTATTTATCATTCAGAGGTATGTATTTGGAAAGATCCGGGTATACAAATGCAACGAACTAAAGCTCAAGGTTTATTACATAAGCAAGTTGTAAAAGATAGCTCAATGAGTAGACAAGCTCTAGCTGATTATTTAGTGACTATGAGAAAACCTGGAGAAAATACAGAACCAATAGCTGGAGGTTTTACTCATTTTGCTGGTGATGAAGGAAATGCACCTACTTCATTAAATGAACCTGAGAAAGGAAGATTAAACGCATTTAGTATTGATGTATGGAATAGATATGCGAGTCCAGTATGGTTTGATATTAACCCAAGTAGAACTTTACAAAGAGCTTCTAATAGAAATGAAAAAGATGAAAAGCATATGACTCCAACTCAATTAGATGTGATTGAGAGAGCATTGCAATTATGGACAAATGAAGGAGATATAGTTTTAACTCCATTTGGTGGAATTGGAAGCGAAGGTTATCAATCATTAAAAATGGGTAGAAAAGCTATATTATGCGAACTTAAAAAAGAGTATTTCGAACAGATACCAAAAAATATGGAAATGGCATTAAGAGAAAGACAAAATAGTAAAGGGCTATTTGATTAATGCAATCAAAACTAAACTCATTTATAGAATCACTAACTAATATATTAATAGGGTATATAACTGCTCTATTAAGTCAACTATTGATATTCCCTTTATTTGACATTAACATTCCATTGAGTGATAATTTATTGATAGGTTTATATTTTACTTTGATAAGTTTAGTTAGAAGTTATGTAATAAGAAGATTGTTTAATAAAAAAGGGAAGTGATTAAACTTCCCTATTTTTAAACTCCTGTCAATATCTTACCTGATAATGATTCGATAATGTCAGTCCCAGCTACTGCAAACATAGACTCAATTCCATATCTGAATCCACCAATTTGATATTGGTTAGAAATTTTTAATGCAACTGGTATCCTCATTTGGATCGCCTGTCTTTGCGAAGAATAAGCAACAATTCTTTTTACTCCCGAAATATCAGCTTTTGAAGTGATAACAAAAGAAATATTTAAAGTTCTTTCTAATGCTTCTCTAACAGTTGTTAAGCTTCCTGCTGTATTAACAAAAGTTTTGCTTAAAATGTTGTAAGTATCAGGGTGTACTGCAACTTTATCAGCACTAAACATTTCATCGTTTAAAACTGATGTTCTTTGGTCTTGAACTAAAGTAGAAACCTCGTCAAGCATTTCTTGTGCAGTTAATCCACTAAATACACCAGTAGCACCACCACTTGCAAATAAAGTATTATTTAATAAACCTTTTGATTTACCCTCGATACCTAAGTAACCGATTCTATCAATTTGTTCTTTATATTTTTGGTCGTGACCTCTTAAATATTCAGCAACTAAATTTCTGTTTTCTAAAGAAGCTCTATTTAATTCAGTTTCAGACCAATCAGAAACAGCCTCTTTTATAAACACAGGCATCGTATCATCTTCAATACCCATAGTAATTTTACCTTTACCGTTAGTATTGTCACCAGCGTCTTTAAAATCACCTTGAATGTTAGATTTTAACTTAGTGATAGCTTTTGCGTATCCACCTTCATTATTGATAACAATTCCAGTTCCAGTTAAGAATGATAATCCCGCAATTCTTTGCTCAAAAATTTCAGATGAAATATGTTCTAGATTTCTTGCAAGTACAACACCACCCGCAGAGTCTAAAGACTTAAAAAAATTCTTTGCATTATCGAAAGAATCTAAGTTATAAATTTGTCCTAATTTTGCCATATTATAAATCCTTTTTATTATACTAAACTAGCTTTAGCAACTAGCCAAACATTTGTATCTACTTGTTCCCAAAAAACATAACCCGAATCAACATTGTTAGTCGAAGTAGTTGTAGCTTTTCCAAAATCAGCACCAGAACCTGAAGCATTTACCGCATAAGCAATTCCATATCTCGCTGGTGTATTACCTGATACAACATCAACAGTTGCAAATCCAGTTGTCATAACTTCAGCAACAGTATCTACTAATGTTCCAGTGTTTCTATAAGTATTTACACCTAATTCACCACCAATTAATCTTGTAACGATACCCGCAATTTTTGGAGTAGCAGAACCATCTAAATTGTCAACTGAACCAGTATCATATTTAGCAAATCTTCCCATTACTAAACCATCTTCAAAAGTTGAAAACGCTTCAACGTTGAACGGTCTAGTTCTTAAAACTTCACCAGAACCAAGTTTTTTTGATTCTTCTAAAACAGCACTTGTAAAAGCCATAATTAAATCTCCTTATCTTTTAAATCAGCAAATTTTGAATCATTTGCATTATGTTTTAATCCATCAAACGCATTAGATTGAGATTGTTTAATCTCTGCTTCTTTTAAAGCATCTTTTGCAATTTGTGATTTAACCATTTTGTAAGCTGTATCGATACCAGCATCACATACTCCATCTAAAGCCATATCCGACTTAGTTGCAATAATAGCTTTTTTAATATCCACTATTGAATCAGATGATTTAACATTTAAACCTAATTCTTTAGCTGTTAAAAGAGCTTCAACTTTTGCATCAATTAAAGAATCAACATTTTTAGTTTCTTCTTCTTTTGGCATTTTTTCATCAATCATTTCTTCTTCTGATTTTTCCATTTTTAAAAGTTCCGATACTTTCATAGCTAGTTCTTCTAAGTTAAATGGCATTTCAGCATCAGGAGTCTTGATTTCTTCTTTTTCTTCCATAGAGTCAATTCCTTTCAAAGTATTTTCATCTACAATTTTACTATTATTATCAAACACTATTTTACACTCACTTCCACATCTTGCACTATCAACCAAAGCGATATGATTAATCTTGATGTTAGTTTGCTTATAATCGTATGTTACGCCCTCAAACTCGCCTTTTTCTTTTACTAAGTTTTGAGAATATCCAGCAGATAACTCCATCTTTCCATTAATAACTTTATTGATTAGCTCTTTATCTGTAACAACTAATTTAGCTTTAACATAGTCAATTCCGTCTTTATTATATGTTTCATAACTTGCTGTGCTACCCTTTCCTAATTCTTTTATGTTATCAACTGTTACAAACTCCATCGGGTGGTCGTCCGTAACGGGTGCATTTATAAAGCTTTGCAATGACTCATCTTTAAGCACTTCTTCACGAGGTCGATAAACATTAAACATAGTTGTAGGATTTTCCATATTACCAAGTTCAGCACCTAAGTAAGGTTGTAGTCCAGTACGGGCCACTACTCCGTTAATGTGTAAAAATCCCGTATCTTCATCTATAAACTTTGTAAAGTCGTTAAATGTATCTTTCATCATAAAACTATCATTTAACGAAGCATTACAAATTGCATAAGCTTCACTTTCTGTTTTACCTTGTTGCATTACTTGTTGTACGCAATTTTCTAATTTTTGTGGCATTTTCTATCCTTTAAATCGTATCTTTGATTTATTTTAACTTTATTATTAGACTCGATAGGTTTAAATAAAATCATAAAAACTATAAAGCAACTATTTATTAAATTCTTAAGCATTAACCCTCCTAACTTAATTTAATTCCCGATACTCCAAACTCTAAGTGTGGAATAGCAGTTAAATCATCTCTAATTATAATTTTTAAATCTGATTTTCTTGATATTATAGCGTGTCCATAAACAGCCAAAGGACTCCAGTTTCCATTGATAATACTTGCAGTCGTTACTGTGATTTTAACACTATCAATTGTTGAATCACTTGCAAATAACATAATATCAGCGTTATTTTTAAATATTTGTTGTCCATCTATTTCAAATAATAGCCCATTTGATAAAGATGCTATATTCCCAAATTTGCTTACATTAATAACCGAATCAATCGCTATTAAATAATCAACTCTAGTCAATAAGAAATTATCAACTGGCAAATCTTCTAATGTAAACTCAATAGGTGCAACGCTTCCATTTACATTAAGCATTGAACTTCCATTATGTTTAAACTTTACATAAAATATATCACTATTTCTAACAGCCAATTGACTATGTTTAGCGTGTTGTATCTTAATCATTACTATCCTTTTTTAAATTATATCATTTGTAATTAATTTAAGAATACATTAAAATATTTTTAAGTACAATTTGGAATATAGATTAAAGAGGAGTGAGAATGAAAAATATAAATATACCAATTTATAGAGCAAAAAAGATAGATAGTGATGAGTATGTAATTGGATTTTATTCATCTGCGTACGATATTCACCATTATGTTATTACTCATTTGGGAGTGGATACAAAAACTAGTACAGTTTATCAAATGAGTACAGATATACATAAAATCGACCCAACAACATTAGCAATACATTTCCCTGATATGCTAGACAGTCAAGGAAATAAAATATTTGCTTCACTTAATGAAGATGGGAAAGGTGGGGATATAGTAAATTTAGATGAAAGATGTGGTGAAAATTTTAATGCTGTTTCCCTTTATAGATATTATGAAATTCATTTAAAAGGTGGTGTTGACTTATTAAATAGAGCCAAATATTTAAGATGCTATCCAAAAAAAGATATTAAAGTAATAGGAATACAAAAATGAACAAAGACATAAAAGCACTATTAAGTATATACACTATTCTAATTCTAACTGGTTGGCTAATGTTCAATAATATAGCCCATAAAAAAGAACTTGCTAAATTAAATAAAGATAGAATAGAAACTATGGAAATAGCAGTTAATCTAAATAATGCTTTAGATGAGTATGTATTAATGTTAGACAGTATGAATAAATATGCGGATGAATTGGAAAATGAGATACAAGATTACAAGCATTTAGAAACATTAAAAAAGGATTTAGCCAGACATACCAAAGCAAGATAAAAGCCTTATATTGGTTTTGTGTTTTAGTGAAAGTTCATTAAGCTATGAAGCTAATCATCAAGGATTATATGATGGTATATGTGGAGTTAATCCTCACCTTTGGAGTGATTATTTAAAAGATATAGGTGTTGATTACAATAGCCTTAAAGGTGGTTTTGAAGTGTATAAATATTACCTATCAAAAACCAACAACAAAAAGAAAGCTATACTTGAATTTAAAGGTGTAGAAAAAAATAAAAAAGTAAAAAAAATAGTTGATAATATATTTATCATTGAAAGGAAAATAAGATGAAAGCGTTAGAAATTTTAAAAAGAACATTAAAAACTCCACAAGATTTATTTAGATATTCAGATTTAGAATTAGAAACATCAATAAAAGAGATTGAAGAATTTAATAATAGAAGTTGTAATAGTTGTAAGCACTGGAGCGATAGTTGTATTAATTTGTCAATAAATACTACTGGTTTTTGTATGTATTATGGAATTTGCAATGGAGATTTTGAAGAAGATATGAAAAATAGTTTTTGTTGTAATAGATATGAGCCAAAGGAGAATAAATGAAATTAGAAGTTGGAAAATATTATAAATACTTTGATAAAAAATCAAGAGACAGAGGAGTCTTTGAGTGCGTAAAAATAAATAGAAAAAAAGCATCAATTAAACAAGGTTGCCTTTTAATAAAAAATGTTCCAGCGAGTATAGTTTATTTAAAAAATGTATCGCAGGTGTTTAAGGATTACAAATGAAATTAGAAGTTGGAGAGTTTTATTTAAGTGCTGGTGGTGAGATTGTAGAGATAAACTTTTTTAATAAGTTTTCTATGTTTGAAGATATAAATTGTAATACTTATTTGGAAAATGGAAAATGTAATGGTGATTGTAGAGAATTTGATTTAATCGCACATATTCCAAAAGAGTTACATTATAAAATATGTGATTTAATTAATGATTATCATACAATTCCAATAATCAGAGATAGTATAAACAATATTTATAAAAAGAAAACAACAATACCCGACTAATTCTCGGGTATTATAAAGATAGAACTACACCTGCAATTAAAATCAAATCGTGGAGCTAATTCAACTCCACCTATGGAACTTCTTTTTTTCCAATTACCATTATTAGCATCTTCAATACTATCAGCATAAACCGTGTCATCATCTATTTTACACACTTTACCGTCCATAACTTGATGTGACTCTCTTACTCTTTCATCCCCCGAAGTTTGAAAAGTATATAAACTAATATCAGCACTTTTTGCCCTTGCAATATTAAGAGATTCATTTATTACGCTAACTTCTTGCCTTGCAATCAATTTAACCCTATTATCTAACTTCCCATAAACTGAACTAATACCACTTATTCCTTTAATCTCTTTTGCAATATCTTTATAAGTTTTATTTCCACTTACTCCATTTTGGATTATCATTTCTATTTGACTAAAAAATTGAGCGGGTATAGACTTAATTAAAACCTCTTGTTTTCTTCTTTGAAGTGCTACTAAATCATTAAGTTTATTTTGATTTATCATTCTACCTACATCAACACCATAAGCACTTTCTAAACTTTTTCTAAACTTATCATTTCCCATACCTAATAATCTTGACACTACATTATTTGCAACTCTTGAAGCAAAAGCAAAAGTATTAGAGTATTTGCCTTGTAATAAATTTAAAGCGTTTAGTAAATCAACTACTCCTACATCTTTAGTGTATTTACTATCTAAGCTAACATTTTCAAGAATAGGCATAATAATCTCATCAACATCTTTTTTCATTTCATTAGCTAATTGTTTCAATTGCTTATAATATTCCAACTCCACAGCTCGTGGAGTCTTTAAAAGATTAATTGTTTTCTGTTTCTTCATTATAATCTTCATTTGTAGCTGTTTCAAGTTCATTGTACATAGCTATTTCTTTTTCAACACTTTCAGCTGTTATGGTAGGGTATCTATTATCTTTTACTAATCTTGCTTTAATATCCAATTCATTAACTACACCCATATTTAAATATAAGTTGTCCACTTCAGCATTAGCTTTATTTAATTGAGCCGTTTCAAGTTCTGACATTTGCCATAGTGACGGGAATTCAAAAGTTAATCCGATTTCTTTACCAAATAAATGATATTGCATAATTTTAAATATAAGCTCGAAAGCAGGTTGCACTCTTGTTCTTTCAGATTCAACCTTGTCATAGTAATTCGACAAATCACCCTCGCCTGTTACATTTAATCCAGTTGATGATATTCCCATAAATCTTGAATATGGTATATCAAATGCACCACATACAATTTCATAGAATGACTTATTGATTGTTTCTAGTCCAGTGAATGTTTTAGCTATGTTTATATAATCGTCTTCTTTATCGAGTGCAATTCCATTAAAAATAGATTTACTCTCCTGAATTGATTGTAATCTTTTTAAAACCAACTCATCATTTCCATTTGTTAGTGCTTCATTAAGTCCATTAATCTTATACACATCTTGATTAGATTGTATTAATATGTTTGATAGTAAATCAGGGCTAATACTTGCATTTATAATTGAGTTCCAACCTTTTTCAAGTGTAGATATTCCCCAACCATTAAACAGCTCTTTATTGAAATTTGTAGTTGCTTCGCCGTCAAGATGAATAACTCTTGAATAGTGGATATTTCCCCCGCCTTTTGCAATTTGGTAATAAATAGGTTTTAAATAGTTTTTACTTAATGGGTCTCGCTCTAAAGTTACACTTGTTACATCAAACTTATCTAATACAACCAAGTTAGTTAATTGTCCTTGTTTAAGATTTTGAACAACTAAAGGTGTATCCATTTTATCATCGCTCGTTACAATAACAATAACAGCTCCGCCAAATACTTTAGACCATTTAGAAAGATTAGTTACTTTTTCTTTCACTTTAAATGATTGTAAAGCTTTTAAAAATATTTCTAATTGCTCTTGGTTTTCGCATTGATAAATTAAATCATCTTTTAAAGCATCTTCAACGGGGATATTAATTGCTTTCTGTGCAATCCAATTGGTAGAATATAAATCGTTTAATTGCTTTTGGTCGTATGATTTATAAGTGTGTGTGTATATTGCGGTTTTAGTTATATCTTTACTTCCACCTAAAGAACGAAGTACATCAAAAAAACCATCTGTTAATTTCTTCATATAATTAACCTTTTTTATTTTAATTATACATTAAAAAAGCCACCCCAAGTTAATGAAGTGGCTTTGATACTAAATTTTAAACTTTATAACAAGGTAATTATATTCCTATGTTGCTTAAAATATGTTTAATCTCTTGAATTTCTTGATTCTTCGTATTCAAGTTGTTCTATCCCATTTAAGATATATTCATATTCTAATATCTGCATTATCTCATCAGTATCAAATTCTTTAACCTCAATTAGTGAGCCATAACCTTTTTTAACTAATGAGAAAAACAATAAGTTTAAATCGTCTATATTATGCGATTCAACCCATTTATTCCAATAGTTTTCTGATTTAAAAAAGCCCTTTAAACGGGCTTCAACTTTTTTGAGTAAAAAGGGTAACAAATAACCTTTAAGCTAACAGCAATATAATCTAAATAATCCTCCGCATATTCTTCAAAATGTTTAGGCAACTTAGATAACTGCATACCATCAAAAAGAATTCTATCATCAACTTTTGCCATAACCTTTTTAAAATCATCCCTTTGTAAAAAAGCATAATTACCCATAATTATATTAGCTTCAATCTGTGAATAAATTGACAACACTTCGACTCTAAATTGATGAGATAATCCAGTTAATTTATAAGTTCTATCGTTAATAGTGAACTCGCCGTTGTCATTCCATTGTTTAAGTTGTTCTAATGTTTGGTTTTGTTCTTCTTTTGTCATTTTATTCCTTTATTTATTTTACTTGATAATTTTCTATATTTATATATCCATTTTTTGACTCATTATAAAAATGCAATAATGATTTTTCATCTTTATATTTTTCTAAATCTTCTTTAATTGCTTTTTTTGCTTTATATCTTGATGTAAAAACTCCAAATATATGGTCGTGTTCATAGTGATAACCACATCTTACAATATAAACTACATCCATTTTATTTCCTTTATTTTAATTTAAAACATATTAGCGTTTAAGCCAACTGCACCTTTTTTGTAAATAGGCTCTAATGCGTATCTAATGGCATCTATGTGATGATTGTACTTATCTACAATTAAATTAGTAACTTGCCCACTTTTAGAATCTACTTTAAATTTATAATTACCAAATTCAAATATAGTATTAATACATCTTTTATGAATTATGATTTTATCAAAACTTCTCATAAATTCGATACCATCTTCAACACTACCCTTACCTTTTACAGATCCAATAACTTTGAATCCTTTGCCTTTCATATGTGAAATAGTTTCAGGTCTTGCACTGTCTGCATTTACTTTATACTTTCTTATATCCGGCATTTTATCCCATAAGATAGGTAAATCTTTTATATCTGTTGAAGTTACTTTATTGTCTTCATTATAAGGTCGGTCGTTAATCTCATAATCAATAAACAAACAATTATTCATATCTTTATACTTTCCGATATAAACTCTATTTACAGTATTAGGGTCTTGACTAAACCCCCAGTCCGCACCATAATAAAAATGTGTCAATGTTGGGGATTCAAACTCATCAATTAACCATTTATTATTAAATATTAACTCACTTGTATTCTTTTTAAGTTGCCCTTCCCAAATGTGCAAATACAAATCAGGGTCATTTACAGCCATAGTGTCTTTTTGTTTTTCTAATTCTTTTGGAAAATATTTATTATCATTCCAATTTACTTTAATAACTATTGCATTATCAGGTGTATTAACTATAAAAGATTGATAGATAATATCATTCTCATATCGTGGATTAAATGAAATCCATATTTCACTATTAGGTTTTCTAATTGTTGGGTCTAATATTTGCCAAGATAAAGCCGATATACTTTCTCCCTCTTCAATCCACGCAATATCTACACCCTCAAAAGATTTAATTTTAGATAGATTAGTATATAAACCTTTAAATAAAAACTCACTCCCGTTTTCGTGCTTAATACAGTCATTTTGAACTATAAACCCTTGAAGCTCTAATAAATCTATTTGGTCTTTTAAAAGTTTATGAACTGAATCTTTTATTGAATCTTGAATCTCTCTAAGGCATAAAACTCTTATTTGATTTTCCATAGCTTTCAATAAAAGTATTCTTGCAATAGTCCAAGATTTAGAACTACCCCTACCACCATAAGCAACCTTATACCTCATCGGTATAGTTGCAAAAGGTTTTAGTTTAGCATTTAATGATATTTTCATTCCCACTCTACTGATAAGTTATTTTGAATAGCATTACTATTATTAACAGTAACTTGACTGTTAGCGTGTCTTTGATTTATGCCTAGTGTTATAGAAGCTTTGTCGATTGAATCAACTATATGTTTCATATCTTGTGCATCTTCCGTCATATCAATTAATGAATCTAATTTCTTTAAAGCTTTCTCACTTGCATTGAATACTAAATTTTGTCTTCTTAGTTGTTCGTTTACTTTATCATCAAAAGCTTTCACTATGCTTTCACTTTGAGATGAAAGTTTCGTTTTTATCGCAATTTCTTCTTTTACTTCTTTTACTAAAAATTCATCTTCATCTATGGTTTTAAATATTTTATTAACAGTTGCACTTGATACTTCATAATCTCTTGCAATTGAATATTGACTTTCACCTAATATTAATTGATTTCTTATGTCTTCTCGTTGCTTATCTGTTAGTCTTGCCATCAATTACCTCTATTATTTTTCATAAATGGTCTTTCAATTATTTTATTACTTACTTCAATATTATCATCAAGAACATAAGACACTAATAATCTATTTTTATCTTTTACAACTTTAATATTAATTGGTATGTTTATGTTTTTTAATATATTACAAGTCATTAACCAACCTTTACTTATTATCTCTAACTTGCATCAATCTCAATAATGCTATTTGTTCATCTATTTGTTTTCTTCTTTTATTCGAACTCATTAAAGCAAAAGCCCAAATAATTGCATAAGGAAAACATAAAATAGTGAATATTAAATGCCAAATATTACTTGTTTTAATTTTGCTTTTTTCAAGTTCTAACTCTAATATTTTCTCTTCCATTATTTTAATACCTCTCTAATATAAAATTCTCTTAAAGCCTTATACATTCTTTTCTTACCCTCTTTAGCATTTGGCTTTTTCCAGTTGCAAAAAGTCTGCGGAGTAATCTCGAAATATTTACAAATATCTTTATCCGTTGGTTGTGTCATTCATCACCTCTTTAATTAATTACCTAATTATATAGTAATTAAAATTAATTTAATATTAAAAATAAATTATTTTTCAACCATTAAAATGCAAATTACCAATAAAAATTCCCTATATATATAAAAATGTAGTAATTTGGTAATTTGTATATATATTTTTTAAGGTATATATAAGTAGTAATTTGGTACTCTGCGTTTACCGCAGTAATTTTTGGTAATTTGGTAATTTGCTCAAAAACATAAAAATATATTTTTGGGTAATTTGCGGTAATTTGCTAACAAATTACCACTTAATATAAAAGTTATTTTTTAAACTATTTTTAATATTTATTTTTGTAAGATTTCACTAATCAAATATAAGCTCATAGCGGATTCGCTTAGAGTAGTTGCAACCTTATATTTGATTCCCTAACTAAATGATAATAAAAAGCTTTTTATAAATCCCATTTCTACTTTGGTCGGTCGGTGGGATTTATTAAGAGCTTGTAGGATAGACCGACCGCAACCTATTCATAATATACAATCCCTTAAAAAAAATAATTAGCGGTATCGAAAGGTACAATAATGACTATTCAAGAAATGAAAAAAATAAATGTTGGTGATGTTATTCAAGATTTAGAATTGCTTAAAAATACTAAAAAAGAAAAATATTGTGTAATTACAAAAGTTTACGATGATAGTGTTATTGCTATTGCGTACAAAAAAGAAGATGAAGGGCATTATCCACATTCGTTTAATTTTAATGAATATGAATCTTTAAAACTAGGAAATATTAAATTTAATATTTTTGACAAAATGTATGAAAAAAATATTAAGAGTATCGAGTCTTTATTGGATAAGGCTTTTAAAAAATGAACGACTTAGACTTAGAAAAAATAAAACAAAGTATTTCTATTGTTGATTTAGCTTCGCAATATGGTTGTAATCCTTATGGAAATGGAAATACTGTTCATACCAAATACAACTGTTTAAGAAGTGAAAAAACATCAAGTTTGAAACTTTATAAAGATACTAATTCTTGGGCTGATTTTGGTTCTGGCGATGGAGGTTCAATAATTGATTTTGTTATGAAAGCTGAAAATATAGAATTCAAAGAAGCTGTAACAAAAATAACTGGACATAATTTTGAAGCCAAAGAAATAAAAATTAAAACTTATGACAATAGTGAAAGCAAAATGAAGCCTGATATTGTTGAAAAATGTTTCAACGGGGTTTTTCATACTAACATAAATTTAAAAAAAGAGAATCATTTACAACAATTAAAAACAATAGCTCCTGAATGGGTTTTTAAAGATTCTAAAAAAGAAGATTTAGACTATTTTATGAGTATTTCCAAATTTATTGAAAGTAGAGCTACTACTATTCATAAATTACCTAATAAAGATGGTATTTCATTTACTTTTAAATATAGATATTACTTTAACGAAGAACAGAATAAGATGATTAAGTGGTATAGCCTACCAAATACAACTTCATCATATTTATATTGTAGATTAACTGGTAAAGATTTAGTTTTAGTTGTTGAGGGTTCAAGGGATTATTTAACAGCTTTATTATGTGGTTTTGATGTAGTTTCTCTTTATAGTAAAAATTATAAATTTACAGATGAAGATTATCTATTATTAAAAGGTAAAAAAGTAATTTTTATAGATGATTTTGGCGAAAATGCAATTAAAAATATTCACGATAATTTCGATGGTGATAAGATATATTTTAATCATAATTTAATGAGAAATATAAGCAAATGTGAATCAAAAGATTTTAGTGATTATTTATATCATTTTAAAAGTTTAGAAGAATTTTTAAATGCTTTTAATGAAGTTACTAAAAATAGTGGAACTTGGGAAGATGGTTTAATAAGCTGTAAAAGTTTATTAACGAAAGAATTGCTAGAAAACACTCCCGATGTTGAATCAATAGTTGATAAATTTATATTTAAAGGAACTTTGACTGTAATACATTCAAAAGCTGGACAAGGTAAAAGTTCATTAATATTGTCGCTTTTAAAAAAAGCCATAACGGAAAATAAAATTAAAAAATTTATTTATTTTGACGCAGACAATCCACTTAGTGTATTAAAAAATAGGATTAGCAAATTAACTGAAACATTTAATAATCAAATGATTTATCATACTCATACTATGAGTTCCGTTGATAGTTTAAAAACAGAAATGGAAAGACTATGCACTTTTAAAGGTCAAGGGAAAGATGTTTTAATAGTAGTTGATACTATGGGAAGATTTATAGATGTTATGAAAGACGACCAAGTTAAACCATTTATGGACTTAGGAATAAGATTGAGAGATAATTTTGGAGCTACTATAATATTCATTCATCACTCAAACAAACAAGAAGATTCAAATGAAAATGTTATATTTAGAGGTTCAACGGTAATACACGGGGATTGTGATTTTATGTGGGGGTTAAAGCGAACAAAAAATAAAATATTATTAAGAAATGACAAGGGAAGATTTGATTATTTTGAAAAAATTGAAGCAACAGTTGATTTATCAAATTATGATGTTTCAATAAGTGGAAAATATGAATTAGAAGAAATACAAGAAGAAAATAATGAAGAAATAGAAAGTGTATCTATTGATGAAATTATTAATTTTTCAAAAGATAAAGGTAAAATTGCAATTAGCGATATTCAAAAAAGATTCTTGCATCATAAAACAAAAGACAAAAGAGATATTATTTGGAATTTGATTTGTGATAATAAAAATATATTTACTATTGAGAAAATAGGTAAAGGTTGGTTTTGTGAATGCTTGAATAACCAACCAACAATAACAGAATTTGATAATACAGTTTACGATGATGAAGCCTTGACTTCTATATTTGGAGATTGATTATGTTTAAAATGCGACCATATCAAATTGAAGCTATACAAAAGGCAAGAGAATCTTTTGCAAGAGGTAATAAAAGAATATGTTTAACACTTGCAACTGGGTCTGGGAAAAGTCCAATATCAAGAGAAATAATAAGTAAATTTAGAGAGAAAAACAAAACTGGGAAAGTGGCATATTTTACATTTAGAAATGTTTTAATTAATCAAATGAAAGAAACTTTAAAAGGACTAGATGTTGAAATAGGAACATTACAAAAATATGGGAAAAATGAAACTGATTTATACGATTTAGTTTTAATTGATGAAGTTCATTATGCAAGTGATTCTAAGTTACAAAATAATATTAAATCAAAATATATAGTAGGGTTAAGTGCTACACCAATTGATAGTTATGGAAATGCTCTTGAATTTGATGAAATACTTGATATTATTCAACTACCTGATTTAATAAAATTAGGATATGCAAGTCCAGTAAAAGTCTTAAGTTCATCAAGCGTTGATACCTCTACTTTAAAAAGTGTAGGTGGTGACTTTAATCAAAAACAATCTTATGATTTAATGGCAAAATCATCTATTAAAAAAGATATTGTTGAAGTTTATAAAAAATATGCAAGTGGATTAAAAACAATAGTTTATTGTGTAAATGTAAAACACGCTGAAGAGCTAAAAGAAGAATTTATAAAAGCTGGTATTAAATGTGATAGTGTTCATTCTAAAAAAACAGAAACCGAAGAAACTATTAAAAAATTTAGAAATAATGAAATTAAACTTTTATTAAATGTTGATATATTAGTAACTGGCGTTGATATGCCTGATATTTATTGTTTAATTTTGGCAAGTCCAACAAAGTCAATTATAAAAGCTGTACAAATATATGGACGGGCTACTAGACTAAATCCATTAGACCCAAATAAAGAAGCTTTAATTATTGATTGTGCTGAAGTTATCAAAAACACTCAACATCCTTTGGATAGAATGGATTTTAATAGAAAAAAACAAGATAAAAATAAGATGTGTAAATGTGGATTGAAGTTTAAATTAATAAATAGAACTGTGAAGGATTTAAGTCAATATGAATATTCCGTTATAAGTAATTATAAATGCGATTGCGGAAATACTGAAACTGTTGAAAATATTAAATTAATAAATATGAGTTTATGTGAGGGTTGCGGTCAAATATTTGAGTCAAAAGGTGGCTTAATTATGACAAAAGAAGATAAGAGTATTAATTTTGATTTAGAGTGTAAATGTTGTGGACACAAAAGAAAATTTAGAGAGATTTTATTAAGCGATGAAGAACTAAAAGAAATTAAATATAATGAAGCTTTTAAAAGTGATAAGTGGGAAGATGTGGAAGTGATATTAAAAGCTGAAGTTAAAAAAGACGGATTTAAATGGCAATATGCACTTAGATTATTAGACCATTTAAAAATGAAAATGAGTCCAATTGAAGCAATACAACTAATTAAACAAACAAGAAGTCAAAATAAAAAAATATCAAGGTTGATGTTCTGTTAAAACTCGAAGAAATAAAAGAACTTTCATATAATTATAAAACTAATATTATGACCATATATTTAATTAATAAAAAGTTATACAAAAATTATATGAGAGATTTTATTAACTTTAAATGTGATGAAAAAACATTTATAGAAAAATGCAATAGATGGATAGAATTTAAAAATAAATTAAAAAATATTTAATTTTTAAGTTAAAATTAATTTAATTAATGCAATAATTCTTTATCTTAAAAAGAGAAAAAGGAGATAAAAAAAAATGGCAAGTTTATTTGATTTATCATTAGAATTTTTTGCATTAAAAGATTTGATTGATAATGATTTAGAAGTGAATGAAGAAACTGGAGAAATAGTTGATAATACAGAAGTTTTAAATAAACTATTTAATGATTTAACTTTATCATTTGAGGATAAATTAGATAATTCTCAAAGATATTGTTTAACTTTAGAGGGCGAAGCTGATATTTTAGCAAAAGAGATTAAGCGATTACAAGCTAAAAAACAAGCTTTAGAAAATAGAGCTGATAGGCTTAGTAAAATGATGATGAATGCAATTTTATCAAGTGATCAAACTAAGTTTAAAACTCAATTGTATAGCTTTAGTATAAAAACAAGTGAAAGCGTAGAAGTTAGAGATTTAGATGAAATTCCAAGAGAGTTTTTAAGAATCAAAAAAGAAGCTGACAAAGTACAATTAAAAAAAGCTTTGAAAGATGGGCTTAAAATAGATGGTGTATTTTTAACAGAAAAGCAAAGTTTAGGAGTTAGATGATGACTCCTTTATTTAGAGGAATAAATACAAAAGGAAATTTAGTTATTGGTAGTTTAGTAATTACAAATTGTTTTATTAAGCATTTGCCAAATAGTCATACTAAAACTTGGATAATTGAGTCTTCTTTTGGAAATGGTGGCTGGTTTAATGTATTAAAAAAACAATATGTAAAGCCAGATACAGTAGAACAATTAATAAATAAAGAATTAAATTTATGGGAGAAAATAGAATTATGAGTAATTTAATACCAATAGACCAAGTAAGAGTAATGGCAAAAAGTGCAAGTGCATCAAAACTATTTAGTGCAAAAGCTGAAGAGCAAGTATTTACATTAATGTTAATAGCTCAAGCTGAAAACATCCATCCTATGAAAGCTCTTATGGCTTACGATATAATAAACGGGCAACCAGCATTAAAAGCTAGTGAAGCACTTGCAAGATTTATGGATTGTGGTGGTAAAATTAAATGGATTAAATCAGATGAAACAAGTGCAAAAGCTGAATTTAATCACCCATCAAGTGGAACTTTTGAATATGAATATACTGTAAAAGATGCAACAGATGCAGGACTTATTAATAAAGATAACTGGAAAAAGAATTTAAAAGCTATGCTAAGAGCTAGATGTACGAGTGCAGGAATTAGAATGTCTTATCCAAGATGTTTAAATAATATGTATTTAGCTGAAGAAGTTCAGGATTTTGACACAAAGGAAAACAATGAAGAAATAGAAACAGCAACTATTGTTGAAGAAACAAGCAATAATGAAGCAGATAAAAAAGTATTAACATTAAAACTTAGAAAATTAGATTTTACAAATGCAATGATTAAAGAGTTTGCAGAAAAATATAATCTTTTAAATGATGGTGATTTGTTAAATGAATTAGTAACGAATGAACAAAAATTAATGGAACTTGTAAAGGAATTTGAAAAATGATAATTAATACTAAAGGCGTGGAGCTTAACGAAAATGTATTCGTAAATAAAGAAGGTAAATTTTTATTTAGAATTGAGAAATTTGAAGAAGATGGTTTTACAAACGCAGGAGATGCAAAATTTAAGTTGCATTTTAAAGGTGTAGAAGTTGGGACAAAAGAGCCTACTTTTGTGCATAGCGAAACTTTTAATATCGGTCAATCTTCATTGTGGAGAATTAAACAGTTAGAAGTTGCTTTAAATGCTCCAGAAATTTATGATATTAATGATTTTGTTAAAAGATATGTTGTTGCTAATATCAAGCAAGAAAATTACACTAAAAAAGATGGAACTCCTGGAATTACACATAAAGTTAAGAGTTGGGAATATTCATCATTTAATGATAAATTGCCTCCCATTCCCGAAGCTAAGTCGGACGAGAACAATGGTATTAATGAGTCTATACAAACTCCAACAATAGAGATTGATGAAGATGAAATCCCATTTTAGGATTATATAAATGAAAGATAAAATTAAAAAAGCAGTTGTACTTAATGGTACTGCTGTTTTAAAATTGCAAGATTTAAAAAAAGAATATATTGCTAAAAATAAAAGGTCAATTTCTTACGATGCAATTATTGCAAAAGCATTAATGAAGATGAATTATGAAAACCTTATTTCCTAGCGAATACGAAGAACAGAGAGCTTTTGTTGATTGGTTTAGACTAAGTTATAAAGAGTATATTTTATTTTCAATTCCAAATGAGGGCAATAGGCACAATGGAAATAAATTTGTAAATACTGGACTTTTGAAAGGAACTCCCGATATTTGCATTTTATTTCCAAATGGTAAAAGTTTATTTATTGAAATGAAAAAAAGAAATGGAAAATTAAATCCAAACCAAAAAGAACTTATTCCTAAAATTGAAAGTTTAGGTTTTACTGTTTTAATTGGTTATGGATTTTTAGATGCTAAAGAAAAATTTGAAAAATATTTAAAAATATTTTAATATTTAAGCTATAATTAAAAATATTTATATTAGAATTACATCTATAAAGAGGTTAAAACTTCTTTATAGGTTCTTTAAAAATTTTATGTTAGATTAGCTAAAGTGGATTAGTAGTTGTGAAAAGATTTTATTCCACTTTAGTTAGTTTAATAAAAAGAGGGGTAGAGTATGAAAACAACTAAAAAACAATTAGCAAATTTTGCTATTGGATTGATTAAAGAAATTTTAATCCAAGGTAGTAATACACAAATAACATATAGAAAAGGTGCAACTTGTATTTGGTTTTACGATGGAGAAATATTAAAAGAGGGTGTTTATTTATATGATTATGATGACTTAAAAACAAACAAAGATAAATTTAAAAAAGCAATTTTAAAAATAAGGGGAATAGTATTATGATTTACATAAAAACAGACAAAAGAAAAATAAATGTAACTAATTTAACAGTTAAACAATTTAAAGAATTAGTTGAGTTAAATAAGGGAAAATTAATTGAATTTGAAAGAAAGGTTATGTAATGGAAATTGTAGGAATAGGAATTTTATTTATGGTCGGTATTTATTTAGCTCCAGTTATAATTACTTTTGTTTTAGGTGCTTTTGTTTTAGTAGGTAGCTTTATCGGTAGTTTGTTTGGTGGCAAAAAATGATGATATGTAAAAAAACAATACAACAAAGAAAAAAAATATACGGAGATTCTTTTAAAGAAATAGCTAGACTACAAAGTGAATATTACGATAGGGGAATAACTCCTAAAGATGTAGCTATGACTTTAGCAATATTAAAAAAGGTTAGGATTGATTTTATTAAATCAAAACTTCAACAATTAAAAGAGAGTCCTAATTTTAGCGACTATACTACGCAAATTGAAATAAAAGACTTAAACGCGGGTTTAGAAGATAGTGTCAAAGATTATAATAACTATCTTTGGATTGCAACAAATTACGATGAATATGAAAAATTATAGGAGATTGAAATGTTAAATGAATGTTTAAATTTAATAAATACAAAAATAGAAGTAAAAGTTGAAGATAAAAATTTAACAGAAAACTTAAGAAATTGGAGAAAAGAAAGAAACATTACAAAAGCTGATTACTTAACTTTTGTTGGTAGTGTTTTGGAAGAGTTATTGGAGCCTTTATATGAAAAAGTAGCAGTTGATGACATTAAAACAAAAATTGTAAATCAATATTTTGGTTTTACCGATGAGTTTGAATGGAGTCAAACAGAAATTATCGACGCAATTCAAGACATTCAAGTATTTTGCATTAATGAAACTGAACTTATGGGATATGATAATACTAAATGTAATAATGAAGTTTTTAAACATATTAATTGTAGAAAACAAGACCCAAAACAAAAAGAAGAATGGCTTAAAAATGGTGCAGTTGGTAAATGGCAAAAAGACCAAAACCAACCAAAAGATGAAATTTATCAATCAAATTATAAGGAATGTAAATTATGATTAGAAAATTAGTAGATATGTCAGTAGAACGAACACTAAAACAATGGAGTACACTACTTGATACAGTTAAAAGAAATGATGATAATGTTTTAAACGCAATAGAACAGTCTTACTACATAGAACAAATAGAGTACAAATTGGGGATTAGAAGTAAAAAGATTGAAGTTTTAAAAGACATTGAAGCTTCACAACCAGATTATAGCGATATAGTATAAAGGATAAAAAATGAACTTTGAAAACTGGTTTGATAAAAACTGCGACAAATTAGAAGAAAAATACAATGAGTACTTAGAAGAAATTGATAATAATATCAAAAAGTTAATATCTTTCAATGAGTTTGCATTGGGAGAGTTTGAATCTTGCAAAGATGACTTTGAAGATGAGTGCTATGAGCGACACAAAGATGAAAGGAATAATAAATGATAAATAAATCATTTTTTGATGCGATAAAAGATTTAATAAAATAAAGAGAGAAAAGAGAATGAAAATAAAAGCCATACAGGGCTATTTAGTAGCTTATAATTTTATGTTGTGCTATAAAGAAGAAAATAAATTAACAGATGATTTAAAGTATTTAGATTATCACTTAGAATTGATTTTGTCATCTTACAAAAGAAAAAAAATAAATTTAAGAAAAAATCTTGTAAAAGGTTGGGATTTTTTTAGAAGCTATGTTGAAGATGATGAAGTTCCAGTTTCTATTTTAGCATTTATTGTTCATTTAATCCTTAAGAATCCAGATAGAGATAAATATAAAAGTTTAACAAATAAAGCTATGGAATTAAATAAACAAAAACAGTTTTCTAGGAATGCTTTAATTTTTGATGCTAAAGTTTTAGTTAATAGATTTTATGAATTAATAAAGGAATAATATGAAATGTTTAAAATGTGATTCTTACGTAGAAAATAAACAAAATGGAATGATGTGCTTTAATCCAAAAAGTGATTATTTTAATGAAAGACTAAAAAGTTTGTCAATAGATGAATGCGAATATTTTTCAGATATTTATTATGCTAATCCAAAAGATGAAGATGACAAAGGTTTATTTGATGAACACAATATCAGCTAAAGAAATGCACAATCTTTATTTTAAAGACAAATATAAAAATTTTGAGTCTATGGTTTGTGCCTTTAATGTTCACAAAAGAAATGACAAAGAGGGCATTTTTAAGAACAAAAAATATATAGTTCAGGCTTCATACAGTAGATACAACTTTGATGATTTAAGCGAATATTTAAAATTTGAGGAAGAAAAGCATAATACTATTTGTTACGCTAAACAGCTAATAATTGATATTGAAGCACTAATAAAAGAGTATGCACCTTTTGTTACACAAACTAAAATATCACATATCGTGGAAATACCAAATCAATATATGAACACTCTCGATTTATCTTATGAAGCTAGTTTAAAAGTGATTGAAAAAGTAGAAAATAAAATAAAGTCTTTAAGTATAGAATCTATAAGAGATTTAAAGCAAAACTTTAACAAAATGATTGCATAAATAAAAAAAGGAAGCTACAAGGTTTTAACCTTAGATAACTTCCTTTTCCCAAAGAGAAAATGTAAGAGAATGAGTATTACACAGAAGTGCTAAAAGCACTAAGGTAATTATATTACTTTATTCTTAAAATAATATTAATATTATTTAACTTGCCAGTGAGGATAATCTTTAAAAGACACCCAGTCACCGCCCCACTCCACATCAATATTTAACTCTTTTGCCTTTTTCTTTACAACAACAGCTAATTTTTTAAAGCTTTCTATATCGTTCCAATCCAAAGGATATGGTACTACATCAACGGCTTTACTAGGAAAATAATTATGCTTTGATTTTTTAGCAAAACCATCTAAGTTGGTTACGGTTTTACCAACCTTTACCCACCAACCATCTTTTTTTTCTCTTCCTTGCTTAAATAATTCAAATTGTTCTTCAGGTGTTCTATGCCCATATATAACAGTACAATCAAACTCTTTAATCACTTCTTTAAATAATAGTTGTAGCTTTTCTTCTGATGTTGCTAAATTATCTAAACTTCTTTTGCTAAATTTATACATTAGTTGTCCTTTAATTTATTTATAATTTCTTGCTTATCCGCACTTCCTTTTGAGCTTCCTAAAAAGAAATTAATAATCGTTGCTATAATTGTTCCTAATAAAAAACCTAGTATCGTATCAGCAAATCTAACATTAGACTCGGGAATATTTCCAAATGTTATAAAGAATATATAAATTACACACACAAAGCTCCAAAATGTAGCTAAGTAGTAAACAAATCTTTTGCTAAAAATATCATCTTGTTGTAGTGCTACTTTTTGCATATCTCTTGCATCATTTGTATTTTGATATTCTAATTTCAACTTTTCAAAATCAATCTTCATAATCTCAATTTGAGAATCCATAATTTTTTGCTTTTGTTCTGGTGTTAATTCTTTATCATCTAAATCAATACCAGTTATTGACTTGATACCCTTTTTAACAAGAGGAAGTCCAACTTCCCCTATTAGTTTATCTATAAAATCTATTCCGAACATTGTTAGCCTCCAAATATTGTTTTTCTGACACTATCAAATGTCATAACATAAGCACCAATAACCATAAACATAGTTATTTTTGGGTACTTAACTAAAATCTTTACTAATTCTAGTTCTTTTATTTCCGCTTCTATTTCATCTGCTCTTTTATGTACTCTTTGAAAAGACTCTTTAAGCTCTTTATCCATATTAAAAAGCTTTTCATTAATAACTGCGATATGCTTTAAACTTTCTGTTAGTTCTTTCATATTGCTACTTAATTCACCTAGAGATGAAGTAAGTGCTTTAAACTCATAATCGTGTCGGATTATCTTTTCTTTTAATTCTTCATCAGTCATTTATCCTACCTATAATTTTAAATATTTTAGCAAATAATAGTTTAGAAAATATCGTAAACCAATTATACTTCTTGAATTCAGTTACCTTATATATCTTGCAATATTGTTCAAATGTAGTTATTGACTTAATATTACAGTCTATCGCATCACCATTTTTGTATAAGATACAATGACCATTACCATTAATCTTGCAAAAGTATAAATCCCAATCTTTAAACTGTGGAATTAGCTTTTTTAAAGTTAAGCAGTAATCTTCGCAATCACCTATATAATGTCCTTTTTCGTTTGGCTTCATCACTTGCCAATGCTCTATCCGACCATAGTTATTATGGTCGGTTTTGTAACTGTAGTTTTTATTTAGGTTTTCTAGTGTCATACTAACAGTCTTTTAAGCTATTAAAATATTGTATCTCTTTTATATCTAAATATAACTCGCTTATCTCTTTTTCACTAGATAAATTTTCAAAATATTCAATAAGCAAAGGATTTTCTTTAATCCTTTCTTCTTTGTTTCTATATGTGTATAGTTTTACTATATTATCATTATCAACAACTACTCTTGTGTAGCATCCTTTTATTTCTTCTTCATTTATAAATATGTTCCTAATTAATGCCATTTTAATCTCCTATTACATTTTTAGATACTCGAACATTTCCAAATATTGTTGAGCCAGTCGTTGTAACTATTGAATAACTTGCACCAGGGCATAAGCTTAATGTCACATACGCACAATTTGCATTTTGAACTTTATACTTCTTTATATATTCAGTATATACACTTGGATTGTCTTGCCCTAAAAAAGAAGAAACTAAAAAGTTATTTGAAGAATCATATTCATCTATCGTTATTGCTGAACCTTGTCCTGTGTTAGTCCCAGCTTTTGCCCAATATCTAAAATGAAATATATCATTTTGCTTAGCAGTGTATCTCCCTATTTGAGCTTTTCTCTGTGCCACTGTTGACTCATCGTTTATTTCAGTTGCATAATTTAAATTAATAACATTTGCGAATGTTGATATTGCTTCGGGGTAGTATCCTGATAAAAAATTTTCTATATTGTTTGCAACACCAGTAGATTTAAGTCTAAGAGTTGAGTTTAAATTTAATTCATTATATTTTTTAGCATACATACCAGTAGAATATATTACATCTTCTTGTCCGTATTCATTATTGTTTGAGCCTATAAAATGGTCTATACCTTTAATTATTGCAGTACCTAATCCACAGTTTTTAGACTTATTGTTATCTATAATGTTTGCTTTTGCTACAAAAGGTACATTGCTAGCATCTGTATATCCACCAACACCAGACTCAATTGAAACCGAATAGTTGGTTGCATTTGTAGTTAAATTTTCTGTACATACCCCATTAACAACTTGTAATAACCTATGACCTGTTCCAGTGATATTAGTAAAATTATTATTATGAACTTTAACATTTACTGATTGATGACCAAAGTTGTTCGATGGAGTTTTTTCAGGTTCATTTGGATGACCATACGCAGTTACAAATATCCCATCTCTTACAAGTCCTGCACCATCCCCCGTATTATTTGCTACAAGTATATTTTCACCTTGCACTTCAATAAAATTTGTGAAAGTAGAACCACTACCACTAAAACTAGATAATACTTCTCCACTATTGTTTACAACTTGACCATTATACGAGCCATCAATAGAATGATGACAATCGTACATATTTTTAGTTATATTATTGCTTACAATAAAGTTTGAGCATCCTCTTTTTACATCTGCTAATGTTCTTATTTCTTCGGCATAATTACTAGTAATTTCAATATCTCTAAATCTTATTTGTCCATAATTACCATCAGAATAATTAACAGATTCCAGTCGTATTAAATCACCTCCGGTATTTGCTCCATTACCTATATTTTTACCATTCATCTTGCAATTAATTACTTTAATTCCTTTTGCCGTTCCATATATAGAATAAGAAGCAAACATAATAGCGTTACTTTGGTTATTTATAAAGTTTACATTATTGAACTCTATGTTAGTTGCCTGTCCGTTATATAGTCTAAAAAATATAGAATTGTTATAACTAATTGCAGGAGAAGACAATCTATTTCCATCTAACGACAGGTTGGTAATTTTAAAGTTTTCAAGTGCTTCACCTGAATGTGGTTCAAATATTATACCAGTAAATATTTCTGTTGTAGGCTGTATTTGTGCCAGTATAGAAGAATCACCATTTCCTAAAATTGTAACATTAGATTTTGGCACTAAATTATAAAAATAAAATTTTCCATCAGGAATATACATAGCTGTTTTATTATTAGAACAGTAATTTATAACATTTTGTAATTCCGTATCTTGAGCAGTTGCTCCATCCCCTTTAGCACCAAACCATTTAACATTAACAGCACCACTAAATACTCTTTTCCATCTTCCAGTAGTTATTCCAGTAGCTTGAATAATTGTTCCGCCGTTATCTGTTTCAGTTGAAGTTGCATCCCAGTAGAATGTGCCACCTCCGCCATCACCTTTTTCATAGTAACCTAATACATTTATAGACTCAATATTACTAATTGTTTTTAATTCCGCAATACTATTTACAATTGAGTTTTTACTTGCAATACATACCCATTTAGTAGTATCGGTTAAAGCGTTTCCTATATTATTATCAACTAATGATTGATAAATATTTCCATCTGTACCAATTGCAATAGAATTAGTTTTATATTCTTGTAATAAGTTGTATTCCGCTACTCCATTTTGATACAAATAAGAAGTTAAATATCCTAATGTATATCCCATAGCGTTAAAATCTTCTCTTGTTGGATTATCGTTTAATCCTACGATTTCCCAACCTTTTTTAAAATCAGAGTTTAAATTGTCGTCTATATCGTCCGATTGTGTTTCACTTCCAAAAACAGTTCTGTTTGTAGATGTTGATTCATCCGCAAATGGTACAACATTCCCATTAAATCGTTCAAACATATTTTTCCTTTCTTTATATTATTTTATAAGCAAATCTTGTTGGATTAGTTGTTTGAAATTTACTACCAAATCCAGTATTAAAACTATTGAAACCAAAAGTTTTCCCCTCTTGATAACTTATATATGTATTATATCTAACACCTTGAGGTCTTGGTAGCAAATCAAGATTTTCAATATATCTTATCATTTCTAAATCATAACTACTATCAATATTTAAAGTCATAGTCATATCTTTATTGTCCGAAATATAAGCTTTTGATTCAAACAAAAAGTCTATTGCATCTTGAATTGACAACTTGCTTTCATCAATATTTTTAGATGTTGCATAATTTTTAATAATTTTAGCTCTTATAAATAATCTATAATCATTATCGTTAAGTTCTCCCTCTGTATATGGTATCTCTGATTTTCTCTTAAATGGATAAGCAACTACAACATTAAATTTGCTTCCAAAAGGATATGCGTTTGAATGCCCACTAAATCCAAAGTAATTTTTAGGCACTGCAAAAGGCACTTTTCTATTAATACCAACAATTCTACCTATAATATCTAATTGCTTTCCTATTGCATTATCCAAATCGTAAGCAACATCTAAAATATTAGCATTATCGTATATTAACTCAAACTCTTCTGTAATTGCTGTAACTGTGGCAACTGCGTTCGATTTATCCCCATATTGCATAATTAAATTTTTTACATTACCATCAACATAAGTACTCATTTTACACCTCTGTAATAGTTATACTATTTATACTAATAACAAATTTTTCATCATAATCATTTGTGGCTGTATTCCCATAAGTAACATCATCTTTGCTTATTTCTAAGTCCGAAGCAATAAAAGTACCACCCGCACTATAAACATAGGCATATAATTCAGTAGCCGTTGCTTTTTCATTGATGTTGTATTTTTTTTCTACTAATTTGTTTTTAATAGCGTCTGTATCAATCAAATCGGTCGGTAGTCTTTTTGTTACCGTTAGTTTGATATATAAAGGTATTTCAGATGGTCTATCAAATCTAACTGTATGTGTCATATTTCTAGTTGTTCCATCCGCTTTTAAAAATGTTTCGATATAGTCATCCTCAATACTACCTTTTAGATCACACCCGATAGTTTTATCAGTAGCAATAATTTTAGCTATTTCATCAACCGCTCCACCGTCTACAATTACCCACAAAGTGTGAGCATTTAAATCTTTTGCACTATCATAAGTGTCTGTTGCATTTTCATAGATAACAGCATCTGTTACAGTATCTAATAAGAATAATTTGCTATAAATAGATGCTATTGTAGAATTTGCATTTACACTTAATAAATTGTTTCTTCTTTTTCTTAATAAAACATCGCTTTCTTCATCTCTTCCAATTTCAGCAGGTAATGGATTGTTAACACTTGTAATTTCAGGGAATACCGTTACAACTTCATTGATAGTATTTGCACTTGCCTCAATAGCTCCAAAATTTGCAGCATTAAATGAAACGGTATGTGTTCCAGTAGTTAAAGTTGTTTCCGCATTAATAACCCATTCATTTTTATTTTCATCTATAATTGTATAAGTGGATGGTAGCGTTACATTTGCATTTGCAACTATTTCTATATCTACTATTGATTTTGTAGATGCTCTTCTTGTTTGTGCTATTAATTTAAGTAATTTATTAAGCTCCACACCTTGAGCCAAATCAGGGTCGAATGAATTATATATATGTAAAACTAAAGTTTGTAAATCATATATTTCATTAGATATGATTCCTAGCAATTGTCCATCGGGGCTATTTTGTTCTAGGTTAATATCTTGCCCATAAATAAGCCTAAATTTATCTGATAATCTAGTATAGATAGTGTTAAAATCATCTATTATTAAACCATTTTCGTTTATTGTCATATTTCTACTCCTAATTTTTGCAATTCACTAAAAACAGTATTTACAACTATTTCTATATTTGCACTTCTATTATCTGATTTTACAATATCTATTGATACAACACTTACAATACCCTCACTATTTAGGCATACTCTTTCAACTTCATTTATAATAGTTTGTTCGTTGTTCTTTTGTCCTAAAATAGTAAACCAATCTATATTTTGATTTTGGTCGAGAAACCAGTCGTTTTTAAAACTCATCAACCTAGTTTTACAATTTAACAAAATCGCTTCATCGCTATCCGCATAATTTGCTACACCTCTCCCGAATGTCCAGTCGTTGTTTTTTAATCTTCTAAATTTCATTGAGCTACTCCCGTATTTACACCACCACCATTATCATTACCGTCATTTTGTGGGTGTGTATGATTTTGTAAACTAATTCCATCGCTTATAATATCACTTGTAGAAGTCATAGACGAACCATTTAATCCAGTAAAGTTAGAAGCTGAAATAGTGCCCGTACAAGTTATGTTCCCGTTTACGGTTAAGTTACCATTTATTGTTTGATTACCCGTTAAAGTATAATTTCCCGTTTGAGTTCTATTCCCTAAATGTTCATAATTACCCTCTTGGTAGCAATCCCCTAACATAGTAATAACAGTTGGTATATCTAATTCTCCACTCATATTTTTTAAACCTACTAAAGCAATACAATCTGAATAATCGTGTATTCTAGCTTCCAAAGGTGGTTTAAAATCATTGCCTGAATACCATTCATCAAAACATCTTTCAACTACAAATAAAACAGCATAATCCCCAACCACTAAAGGCATTTGAATAGATGAACTTCCGCCCAAAAAGTTAATAATAGGAACATCTACAAATATAGGTAAATCAATTGTTTTATTGTTTACTAACCTACTTATTACGGGCTTACAGTCAATAGTTTTTTGATTTACTTTAGTTATCTTAGCTATTAGTGTCGTATGAGTATCTACTAAAGCTCCTCTAATGCTGTTTAAAATTGTGCTTTCTAGTGTCGGTTTAAAACTTTGATTGTAATTCATTATCAACCTTTTTTATTTTTATTATATCAAAAGTAGTGATTTTAATTTATAATTAAGTTTATGTTAGTTAAAATTATTTTAATTAAACTAAAAGGATAAGTGAATGAGTACAATAGTTATAGATGAAAATTATGAGGGCGTATATAAGTGTAATTGGTATTTTAAAATAGATATTGATATAAATTTTCCAAATTGTCATATAGACATTAAAATACCTTTAGTTAGTAGTAAATCATTTTTTAGTAGGTCGCTAGAAGTTGGTGAGTGGCTAAAAGTTGGTGAGCGGCTAGAAGTTGGTGAGTCGCTAGAAGTTGGTGAGTGGCTAAAAGTTGGTGAGCGGCTAGAAGTTGGTGAGTCGCTAAAAGTTGGTAAGTCGCTAGAAGTTGGTAAGTCGCTAGAAGTTGGTAAGTGGCTAAAAGTTGGTAAGT